CACGACATTCCGCTCATCCGAGCAATCGGGTGGGCGGTTTCTTTTTGTCCCTACCGCAACACTTCCCCGTAGAAAAGAGTGCAAGTGCTTAAAAAGACTAGGCTATTCAGTCCAGCACTCAAGAATGACGATCCAGGCTTCGACCGTCAGGACAATGCACAGGATCGTTAAAAAGACTCTCACTCGACGACCTCGACATCGATCGTCTTGGGCTGCGTCACTTCGAGCTTGAGCGTCCCGCCGGTGCGCTGGAGTTCTTGCAGCATTGCCATCAGCGGGGACTGCTGAATCTCGGGGGCCTTCTCGATGGCGGCCAACCTGGCGAATTTGTCCACCATGATCCCGGCGACCACCGGGAGGGACTGCTTCGGGATCTCCCCGGCGACGAGGGCTCCGTTCACCTGGGAGACGGCTTCCTGGGCGGTGGAGAGCGTGGAACGTTTCAGCGCCTCAAACGCACGGTCCTGCTGAATCATCATCTCGTACGGCTTACACTTCCGCCACAGATCGACCACGTTGAGCTTCCCGCCCTTCGCACCGCGGAACCCAAGCTCGGCCAGATGGTCGGCACACGCCTGCCAGGTATTGCCCTCCAGCCGGTAAGCCATCGCCGCCCGGATCGTCGGGTCGTTGATGTCTTTGACCTCTAAAGCCTTCTTGTCTTCGCTTTCTGGGACCACCGGGACGAGTTCGCTCATCCCCGCAGGATAGGGCTTGACCCGCGGGAACGCAAGGCTATGATCCCCACGGGAAACCATACTGCCGCATGCGTCAGCACGGCACCGGAGGTTGTGGTGAGCGATAATCGTGAATTTATCAGAAGGATCCGACTGATTTCTGGCCTAAGGGAGAATCGTGGAAGTGGATATTGGCGTTCTTATGGTGATGGTAGGTCAATTTCAGCCAGGGATCGTGGAAAAGAGGTTGTTCTAAAAGAGAAGGAAAGACGTGGGTTTACATGCATTGATTGCAATGTGTCATTCCCAGACAGGCCCTATGTGCTGCATTTCGATCACGTCGACCCAGGACAGAAAAGCTTCAGGCTTTCTGGCAGTAGATGCGCAAGGAGCGAAGCCATACTCAGAGAAGAGATGGCCAAATGCGAACTGCGGTGTGCCAACTGCCACGCTCATCGATCACATGTTGAAAAACACCACTTATTTCGTAAGGACTTGACACCCCACGGGGACATGTGCTAGTCATTTGAGCACGGGGAAATCCCTTCGGGGACATCACTTTACTTTTAGTAAAAGTTCCAGGGCTCTTTCCCCGAACCCTCATGGAGAAACAGACGCATGGCAGCAGTCGCGCTCACCAAGACGCAGGGTCGTCCCCACGGGACACTTGGCGCAACCCGGGTCTGGGAGTCGGATCCGAGCGTTCACTGGTACACCGCCGCAGCGATCACTGACGGCGACACGACCACGTTCACGAAATGGACGGGCCCCTTGCCGCGCGCGGTCTTCACCAAGGGCGCGACGACCAACGAGGGCTTCTCGTGCGAGTTTGCGCTGTCGAGCGGCGACCTCGTGCTGACGTACCAGGGCAATAACCAGACCGCGGGCTCCCTGGTCGGGATCCAACGCTGAGGCCCTTCTTCGCTGCCGATGTCGAAACCTCGAAAGCGATCCTCTTCAAACTGATCGGCTACGAGGTTGTCGTCGATCCGCGTTCGCCCAAGAGCGCGGAGACGGTTCTTGCCTTCCACAAGTCGAAGGCGAGGGAGCTGGTGACGAGCGCACCGGCGCGAACGAGCAAGTCCTACAGCGCGGCCCCGGAGATTGTTCACGACTTCTTCCCCGACCTCGAAGACGGCCCTGGCATGGTGGCCGCCACACACGAGACGATCTGCTGGATCGTCGCCATCGCATACGACAATGCGAAAGAGTGGGACTACGCACGCAAGTACCTGATCGACATGAAGCTGGTCGAGCAGCTAGGCGGAGTCCTAGAGACGGACGCCAACTCGCCCAACCAGGGCAACATGACGATCAAGGTGCGCTGGCCGTTCACGGACAAGCACGGCGTTCCCGCCCGGTCGATCCTGCAAGTGAAGTCGAGCGTCAACGAGAAGACCCTCCAGGGCGAGCAGGTGAAGACCTGCATCATGTCGGAAGCCGCAGAGCACGACCGACGCATCTACGAGAAGTATCTACGAACCCGCTGCAAGCGAATCATCTTCCCGACCACCCCGAAGCGAAAGGCCCTCTGGCTCTACGAGCACTTCCAGCGCGGAATCGAAGACAAGAACCTATCGATCGAACACTTCCAGTTCGACCGATTCTGCAACCCCGTCTACGACCACGCAGGCTACGAGCGCGCGAAACAAATCTCGAACCTAACGTATGGGAATTATCAAGACGATCCTGAGTTCATGGAGCAGTACGAAGGCCAGTGGACCTTCGAGGGCGGAAAGGTTCTCCCATTCCGCTGGCTCCCAGACCCCCGCGGCATTCCATCCAACGTGGTGGACCGCGTACCCGACTGGGTGGCGTCGGCAACGTGGGTCGTCTCGATGGACTACGGATTTAACGACCCATCGGTCGCCCTCTGGGTCGCGATCTCTCCAAACAACGAGATGTTCATTGCCTCTGAACTCTACGAGCGAGGGCTGACCGATTCCGACCTCATCGAGCGCATCAAGAAGCGGAACGAAGTCTTCGGGTTCCACCCGAGTTGGTACATACCAGACCCCCAGCGCCCGGTGCTTACCGAACTGCTCCGCCGCTCGGGCCTACCGCTCTTTGACCGCGCGGCTTCGAGCCGAGTCCGAGATCGTGCGGCGGGCTATCACGAACTTCGCAATTACCTCTCGGTAGATCCCGCCATCGGTCGTCCGCGTCTCCAAGTCTACCGCGCCTGCGAGCACACGATCGCCGAATGGAAGATGATCCGCTTCAAGGACAACTACACGGACGAATATTCGACGGCGGCCATCGTGGGAGAAGACCACGCAACCGACGCGATGCGGTATCTGCTGATGTCGTATCCGAAGTTCAGAAACCGCGAATCCAACTGGATCGACACCTGGAACGAGCAGCAGCGGATCATCAACCGCTTCAAGAAGCGTCCCACCGAATACGCTCCGCTGCTCGGGAATAATCACAACCTATACGCGAAGGCTTATTAATGGCCCGCGGCGCATCCGCATCCTTCATCAAAGAGTGGAGTCAACGACTCCAGCACGCCCATCGTGTATGGGACAAGAAGGGCTTGCGCGCCCCAGACCAGCCGTCGAAGTATGGTTCCGGCAGCGAGGGGATGAAGATGTTCCTGGAGTCGTACCGGGGAGTCCCCTGGGCCGATTCCTGGGGCGGGATCGACGGAAGCGAACTGTCCGTGACGCCGACCTTCTTCTCAGCGGCCAACACGTTCGTCGCGCAACTTCTGGCCCGTTCTCCCGAGCCCGAAGTGCTGCCTCGCATTCCCGAGAAGGCCGAGAACGCGCGCGTCTGGGAGGCGGTTCTCTCTTACGACTTCGATGAACTCAAGTTCAAGCGACAGTGGAACATGGCGCTGTTCGACGCCTTCTTCTGCGGCTTCGGCGTGGTTCGTCACGGCTTCACGCCATCCGAAGAGTTCGCGAGCACGGACGAGCTGATCGAGTCCTACGCGATGGCGCGTCCCGACAAGCCGTGGATTCGCCGGACTCGCCCGTGGGATTTCCGCTTCGACCCACTCGCGGAGACGTGTCATCCTG